TCAGTTCCTGACTGAGCAGTGTTGAAACCGCCCGCTTCTCGGGCAGCATGTCGTACTTGTCGTAGACGGCGGTGACGTCGCCATCGATGTGGTCGAGCATTGCCTTGACGTCCGGCCGCGGAGCGCCGCAGCGACGTGCAACAGTGGCCGCGGTGCGCCGGAGGTCGTGCGGGGTGAAGTGTTCCATCTTGAGGAACGACCGAATGCCCACCCGGTTCGAGCGCTCCTTGTCGTTCAAAGCCTGGGACAAAGAGCTGCGCTTGATCTCGACCTTCTCCCCGTACTTGGAGGGGAAAAGACAGACCTGCTTCTCATCCTTGATGGCGGCCTTGATGACCTCCGTTGCCAGCGGCGAGACGGGCACGATCACCTCGCGCCGGCCCTTCACCCTGATAGGAGGCATCTGGTACTGGGCATGCTCCGTACCGAGCCCGCTGATCTCGGACAGGAGAGCGCCGGCCGCCTGGTATGGACGGACCATCGTGGCCAGAACCATCTTCAGGGCGAGCGCCACCTGGCGATCACAGGGAACGTCCGGATGCTCCAGACCCCACCAGAGCGTCCTGATCTCGTCGTCGGACAGGACCCGGTTCCGGGCCTTCTCCGATCCGCCGCGGCGCTCCATGCCGGTGATCGGATTGGTGGGCACGTATTTCCGGCCTGGCTGCCTGGCCCATTCGAACATCTTGTGGATGACCGACTGCGTCCGGTTGGCGCTGATCGGGGCATCCTCGGCGATCTCGTCGAGGACATCGGCGATGTCATCGTCGGTCACCGTGTGCGCGGGCATGTGTCCCAGGGTGACCTTGGGGCGCTTCAGGTAGCCCTCGTCATTCTTCCAGGAGGACTTGTTCGGCTTTGCGTACTCCTCCATGTAGGCGTCGCAGAGAGCTTCGAACGAGAGGTCCTCTGCACGGGCCGCCGCGCGCCGCTCACGCCGCTGTTCGGATCGGGGGTCCTTGTCGTCGCCGATCTTCTTGCGCTGCTCGGCGGCCTTCTCTCGGGCCAGGCCGAGGGAGATATCGGGGTAACGGCCGAGCGAGATCCGGACCGCCCGCGAGAGCAGGGGCGACCAGTAGGTGAGCGCGAAGGACTTGGCGCCGGACTTGAACACCCGGACCTTGAGCCCGGGGCAGGCGTCGTCCGCCACGTCGATCTGTTCTTTTTCTTGGGGGCATTTGAGCCCTGTGATAAGCTTGTCAGTGAGCCTTGGCACCCTAGTCTCCGAGTTCGAAAATCCAGCAGTTTGCCTTACCTACAGTGAAGGAAAGCCTGATGCTTGGTGGACCATATTTGCATCTGTGCAAACGCGCAAGTAGAAAGATCAATGACTTGACCCACCTCATGCGGTCCATTTGCACCATAAAGCAAATGCAAATCAGCCTGGGAGACTAGGGGTCGGAGGTTCAAATCCTCTCGCTCCGACCAAAATAACCAAGTGAAAACAAGCACTTGGCAACTCGGTCAGAAACCCAATCTTCTCCCAAGCCGATCAAAGGTAAGGTATAGGTAAGGAAATCTCAAGATCCAGGTGAGAACGCCTGACATCGTCTGCTCCTGCCTCAAAGAAAAATCGCCGGCTTTGCGGCCGACGATCCTTCATTCTAAGCAGCATCACGGAGCTGCTTTTGCCATTCGATCACCTCGTCCAGGTACCAGGCGATCCTCCCATCGGCGATCTTTTTGGCCCTCGGGAAGGAGCCGTCACCCGCCTTACGCAGCAGGGTGGCTTTGCTGAACGGCACCTTCTCCAGCACCTCCTTGATGCTGATCATCTGCCTCAGCTCGTTGTCTTGAGTCATCGTCTCGGTCGTCATTTTGGTCGTCCTCAAAGAGTGGGTCTCGGGTCAGCTGGCACATGCGCCTGACCTCCTCGGCATCGTCGTTCTCGCCGTAGTCGCAGTCGCCGCAGCGGGTGCAGGTGTGGACCGGGACGGAGCAGCTGCAGAGCCCGCGCTCGTCGTCGCAGCTGGCGGAGCACCCGCCGATGGACTTCATGTCGCAGCCCAGCTCCCGGCAGGTGGCGGTCGCCGCGATCCTTTCGAGTCGGGCGACCTCAGCCTTCGCGGCCTCAAGCTTGTCGGTCAGGTTCATGGCCGGTCCCCGGGATCATCCAGATGCTGAACGACGGGTCGCCGCATCCGGCCCCCGACCCCTTCCGCCCGTAGATGACGACGTCGCCATCCTCGGGATCACCCAGGTCCGGATGGTTGGGATAGAACTCGCATCGCCAGATCCTGGTCTTGTGAAACCCGGTTGGCGGGCGCCCCGGGGTCCAGTCCGTGGTCAGGCCATTGAAGCTGACGCGGCGGTACCGGTAGGAGGTCTCCTTGCTGGTGTCGCCATAGGCGTCCAGCTCGACCTCCCAGTCATCGCCGTAAGCGGTGATGTTGATCCACTCTCGATCGTCCTCGATGCGGCTCCGGGTGATCGCGCTGTGCCGGCGGAAGATGAAGTCGTTGTCCTCCAGGCTCATGCCGCCTCTCCGATCAGGATGCGGCTCTCGTCGCGGGTGTTGCCGATCCAGCAGTTCGTGATGCCGGTGTAGTTCTTGATGTCGCGGTGGTGCAGCTCGGCCTCGGCCTCGGACTGATAGGGGCCAGCCTGGTAGTCCTTCCCCATGACGGTGTAGTTGACGTAATGCTGATGGGTCATTGCCTCTTTCCAAAGACTGAATTGACTGTCGGCTCATTGGCCCGCGCGTCCGCGGACCAGCTCTTTATGGTGTTCTTTGCGCGCTGCGGCATCTCGCCCTTGACGTGGAAGTCTTGCTCCTGGCGAGCCCGGTTCAGCTTCGAGACCATGATCTTGAAGCCGGCGATGACTGCCTCGTCCTGCGATCGAAAGATCTTCGGCTTGCCATCGGTGCCGTTGACCCATTCCGGCGCGTTGCCCGGGATGCCGAAGGTCGCGTGGTAGAGACCGTCGACTTCCTTGTGGCTGACCGCCGTCGAATAGTAGGAGTTGGCAATCTTCGTCATGCGGCTTGGCTCCAAATCTGCTTCTCAATGGATTTTCGGTTCTGATTCCAACCGCGGAAGTTCCCGTGCAGATCGGGGTTCTTCCAGTGATCATGCCGCGGACGGACATCGCTCCAGACGTCACCCTTGATGAGATGATCCGGCGTGGCCTGATGTTCAGCCGGGGAGGCGTGGAGCGGCCGGGCCCCAACCAGATCGTTGAACAGGCGGAGATCTTGCTGGATCAGGGGGTGCTTACCTTCGTGGGTCAGGTAAGAGGTGCGGGCGCAGCGGGCGACGGAGATCTTCTTCTGCGTCTCCAGGTCGAGCCACTCCTGCTCGAACTCGGACACGAAAGGCAGATGCCACTGGCCCGGCTGCAGAAGCGTCGGCTCACTGTCGGCGAATGCTTCCTTGATCGCGATGGCGAGCGCCTGGATCTCGGGCTGTGCATCCTTGTGATCGCGCAGCTCGAAGAAGTTGTCCCAGTCCGTCGCCGTGATCAGGACGTTGATGTGGGCGTAGGGCTCCAAGAGTCGGTTGACGATCTGCTTGTGATAGCCGGCCTGGTCGTACGCCTGGGCGAATGCGATGGCGTGGTCGCGGGCCTCACACCACATCTGCTGCGGAGATAGCAGCGACCCCTTGAGGACGTTGTCGTTCGCGAATGGGTTCTTGATGTAGTCGGTCAGCTCGATGTCGGCCTGCATGCCCTTCTGGTTCTTGCCCCAGTGGATCGGCATCGCCGTGTCGCGCAGGATGTCGTCGATCAGCCGCTGAACGGGGATCGCACGGGAACTGGAGGCGTTCCGGGACAAATTGCGGTCGTACATCAGGCCATCGTTGATTTCGATGATCATGTCGGGCGTGGAGCTGAGGACGCGATGGGTCAGCTCCTCGGCGTGTATGAAGCGCGGGTAACGCGCAAGCACCGTTTTCAGTTCGATTTGCACAGGTGAAATGCTGTGCAAAATTTTCTTTGCAGAGATGGTCATGCGGTTGCATTCTCCTCTAGATTGCGGTTAGCTTCGTTTTTGCTTTCGAAAGGGCCGATTGCGTCCCAGGAGTACCCTTCGCCGTCTGGTCCCATGTCGCCATTTTCGAGCGGCTCCATTTCGAGGATCCACCAGCCGGCCAGTTCTTCGCCGACGTCCTCTGGCGGGAGGAATTTCACGATGGTTCTTGACAGCTGCTCTGACATGTCACGCAGCCTCCGGCCGGACCGGGATCGCCTTCAGGAGCAGATTGACCTGTGCCTGGAGCTGCCTGATCTGATCGCGCTGCGCCCGGTTTTCAAAAAGCTTCTCGTTGTTGGACGCGATCAGCTCCTTGATGCGATCATCCGCGAACGCCTCACGGACGAACGACTCCTCGATCGCCTCCAGCAGTCGGGGCATTGAGCGCATCAGCCCGGTCAGAAACCGAGCGCGCTCGGCGGCATCAGGCGTATTGCCTGTCATCGCCAGCACCAGTCCGGTCTCGCTGTTACGCACCGAGTGCATCACAGTCTTCTCCGGAAGCCGGGTCCTCTCGCGCGTCTTGGAGAGGTGGGTCTTCATCTCGCTGATCTGGTCTTCGTCAGTCAGCTCGGCAGAGCCAACCCACTCGGGGTTCTCGACGAACCTCAGGAACTTCCTCGCTTCGCGGACGAACGAGAGCAGCTCTTGATCCGTGTTTTGCTTGTCAGACATCGCTTCCTCCTAAAAATTTCCAAATCAAAAAAGAGACGGCCTCCCGTAGGAGACCGTCGTGCTCGATGCCTTCAATTACTTCGGCTGGACGAGCTTCTCGATGTCGGGCTTGGCATTGGCGAAGCCGTCGACGATCTTCTCGAAGTCGCTGGTGTGAGCTGCGACCCAGTCACGGTTGGCGACGAACACTGCGTCGACCTGGATCGTGTCGACCGACTTCGAACCGCCGAACATGCCGGTGGGCTGGATGCCCTTGTAGGTGTTCGCCGGGATCTCGCCGTAGGTGTAGACCGGGTTGCCACGGCTATCCTTGGCGTTCTTCGTCATGTCGCGATCATCGGTGGCGACCAGTGCCAGTCCGCTCGCATACTTCGGGGCCTCGGACTTGAGCAGCGAAGCGTTGAGCGCCGTGATGATCAGGGCGCACTGCACTTCCGAACCGTCATTGACCGCGCTGAGAGCGAGGGTGCCGGTCAGGTCCGAGGTGCGGACCTTGCCGTAGCGAGCCTTGTCCGCCGCAACGAAGGCAGCCCAGGTCGTGTTGGCGCCGGAGCCCTCGGGTCCGATCGCAACCGTGTAGCTGGCGTTCAGATCGACCATGCGGGCCGAGGTGTAGGCCTTGCGGTTGCAGAGCAGGTTCGCCTGCTCCTGGTAGAGCACGCCGGCACGCTGCAGAGCCGAGATGGCCTTGGCATTGCGCTGCGAGTAGACGAGCATGGCGTCGGCCTGCACGAACGCGCCGTCGCATTCACCGGCCGTGACCTTGTCGAGGTTGTCCAGCGAGCCCTTGGTCTCGATGACTTCGACGCCAGAGGCGTGGCGCTTCAGGTGCTGGCCAGCGGCGTAGTAGTTGAGCTTCGCGTTGCCGGTGCAGAGACGGAATTTCTCGGCGGCCTGCGCGGGCGCGGACATCGAGAGCGCGCCGACGAGAGCGAGCGCTGCGAGCAGATAGATCTTCTTCATGTAGTTCTCCTTTGAAGCCTGCATTTGCAGGCATTGCATTCAAACAAACGCGAGGGGACTAAAAGAACCAGCGGCGGACGGGGTAGCCGCGGGCGATCTTGACGGCGGTGATGATGACCAAGTAGGTGCCGAGGACATCAAGGGTGTGATTGGCGAGAAAGACGCCGAACATGGCTAGGCCTCGATGGGGTTGGGCAGACCCGTTGCTGCGTTGTAGGTCTGGTCGGGGCGACGGGCGAGGCGGGTCGGATCCTCACCGTTCATCAGCAGGCGCTTGATCTCCTGGACCAGGAAGGCGACGCCGACGACAATGTTCGGGATATCGCCGCCGTAGCTGCGGAATCCGCTCCAGTCCTCGGGGTAGCAGTCAGGCAGCTCGACGAACGCGCCCGGATAGTCGAAGCGGCGGTCGAACGTTGCTTCGAGCTGGGCAAATCCACCCGCGAAAAGCTGTCCGTCCTGGATGTCCGTTCTCGTCGAGGCGCTGCCCCACATCCCGTTTTGCAGGCCGATCTCGGCGAGCACCAGATCGATGGCCTTCTTCTCAGCTTCAGTTGCGTCCAAGGTCAGTTCTCCTTTTGCAGTGTTATTTGCATTCAAGCGCACAGAAAAGCAAGCGAAAAATCGCTGGCTCAGTACTTCTTTCCGCCCTTCTTCACCCGGTTCTCGTGCTTATGGTCGGGGCGCACCAGGTTGAAGGCGGACTTCTCGCGAGCAGCGGCGCCGAGGTTGAGCTTCAGCGCGCCGCCCAGGTCGCCGATGCGGATCAGTGCATCAGCCAGTTCCACCTCGAGTCCGAGGCGGTGAGGCAGCTTGTCATCCATGAGGTCTTTGCGATCGGCCTCCATGGCCTCGCAGATCTCGCTGACCATCAGCAGCAGCTTGGTCGGGACGATCAGATCCTTCTTGCGGAGGTCTTCTCCGGTGGCCGGGTCGGTCCACCAATGGGCGTTCATCTTGTGGCAGATTGCCACCAGGGCGTTCACGGCTCTTTCCAGTTCGAGCAGGTCAGCCTCGGTGAAGTTGTCGTTCGCTACGGTCATGATGCTTCCTTAAATCGGAACTCGTCAGCCAGGTCTTCGAACATCCGAACCACCTCTTTCTGGTTGCGTCCGGTCTGATCGTTCCAATCGAATGGGTGCTTCCCCAGCTGACCTTTGATCAATGGGACGAAGCGCGCATACGCGCCTCGATCTTCAACGCCAGCCGCTCGGCGGATAGCTCCCTCGATGTCGAAGGAGCGAGCCTCCTGGCTGAATACGGGGACTGGTTTACCAAGCCCATCCCGTGCGCAGGTCTTCTGCGTCCACCGTCCGGACTTTTTGAACAGTAACAGGCACCGCTCCACAATTTCGAGTTCGGAGAACATTGCGCTTGCTGAACTCCCATTCGAATGCGGCGATGCGGTTGATGTCGCGGCGGCCGAGCCTCATGAGGTCGAACGCCAGGGCGTGGAGGGGGACTCTCGACGGCAGAGAGACGAAGTCAGGCGGGGTGTAGACCGCCTGATCCGTTTCCTTGTCGATGATCCAGAGGCGCTTGTGCCTCTTGGCGACGAACAGGTGCATCAGTCCGAGATTTCAGGCCATTGGTTGATGACCTTGAGGTGGCCGCACGTCGTTCCGGCCCGGTAGTGGTTCCAGGTCCTGATGGTCATCTCCATCATCTGGTTGAACTGGAGGCGGCTGAACTGCTTGACCTTCTGCTTTTCCGTGTTCAATCGACTGCGAAGCACTAGGATCGGCGATGATGCGGACAGGCCGGCGCCAGTCAGCAACTTTTGCATGAACTGACCGGCAACCTCCGATCCAGCACGACGCGCGAACAGAATGTAGAGGGCGCAGAGCGTCTGATGGTTCAGAAGCAAGCTGGCTTCCTTCTTCGTGACCACCTCCATAGCCTCGCGGATCTCGTCGACGTTGTCGGTCGAGTACTCGTACGTCTCGCGGGCTTGCAGGCCCTTCGCGGGGGCAAACGATCCACGCAGCTCAATCGCACGCAGCACCGAGCCGATCCTGGTGATGGCGTCGGCATTACCGATGCCGTCCATGGTCAGGTAGTCGGCCGCCGAACGCGAGGTCTGGATGGAGTCGACGGTCTTCCTGGTCTCACGCGGCACACCGAAGGCGACGTTCGACTCGATCGAGATGCCGCTTTCGAGGACAGCCTGCAACCGGTTCTGCCCATCGTTCGTCAATCCGCAAGACGAGAAGATGATGGACTCGCCGTTGCACTCATACGTGCCCTTCTCGATCTCGGACTTGATCTCGGCGATGCGCTGGCGCTTCTGTCGGCGGTTGTCCGGATTGTTGCGGAGAGCGTATGCCGCAATTGACGGGGTGACGGTCATGAAGGTGGAGACCCTCTTACGCTTCCCGATCTGCAGCATTCTCTTGAAGTTTTCGAGATCCTCGTCGATGTCCCGAGCCGAGGACCGCGGATCGATACGGTCAAAGATATCAAGCATGCTCACTTGTCTCTTCCTTTTTGAGGTTTGAACTGAGGGGTGCAGCCTTAGCCGCACCCCGAGTTTGTCAGTGACCTGCAATGCAGCGGGCTATGCCGTAGGCGCAGAGGCACCAAACAGCACCGACAGCCCACCACTTCATCAGGTCAGCGTCAGGCCGAGGCACGAACATCGGTCGCCTTCCACATGCGCCAGACCCAGCCCCATCCCAGTACGATGGCCATGCCGGCGAAGGACGTCTCGTAGTGATGCCCGTAGGACCACGGATCAGCAGCGATGATGCCACCCGCAACCCAGCCCAGCAGAGCCGCGCCGGCCCAGGTGAGGATCGGGAACCGACCGATGACCATCGAGATGACCGCGCTGCCGGCGATCACCAGCGGGATCGACAGGAGAACGCCGAACGCCATCAGAAGCATCGAGCCGTGCGAGAGGGCAGCGATAGCCATCACGTTGTCGAGGCTCATGCTCGCGTCAGCGACGGAGATGGTCCAGATCGCAGCAGCGAGGCTGATCACCTTCTTGGCCGGTCCGGCTTCGTCGTCACCGCCCATGAGCAGCTTGGCGGCAACCCAAAGCAGGAAGAGTCCGCCGATGATGCTCAGCGCAGGCACGCCGAGGAGGAATGAGGCGAAGAACGACATAACGACGCGCAGGCCGATCGCCGCCGCGGTGCCGCCGATGATGCCCCACTTCTGCTGGTTCTCCGGAAGCTGCCGGCTGACGAGGGCAATGACGACTGCGTTGTCGCCAGAGAGAAGGAGGTCGATCCACACGATGCCGAGCAGCGCGAGCCAGAAAACATGGTCAAACATTGAAGACTCCAAATTGGGAAAGGGGCGGGCGGCCCGAAGACCGCCCGTAGTTCTCGTTCTCGCTTAGGCGGCGAGCAGCTTCTCGGCGTCCAGGTTGAGCAGCTTGCCGATGTCGGAGAGGACGACGCGCTCCTCGTTACCGATGCCGCCCTGGTCCGCGGTGTCGGCGGCGACCATGAACACGTCCTGGCGGACGTTCACGTCACGGGTCACGAGCGCCTCGATGGCGCGCTTGTTCTCCAGGCGGCCGGCGCGGGTCTTGGCGCGGGTGAGCGCGGCGGTGAGCGCTTCCTCGATCTGCGAGGAGTTGTAGGACGCGGAGACGATCGGGTTGGCCTGCATGCCGGAGAGGGCCGCATCGATCTCGCTGTCGTCGATCGAGCCGTCAGCAGCGGTCACGTTGGCGGCAGCCGAGGCCACGCCGTTGAGGAACACCTTGTCACCGGCATAGCTGGTGAGGGTCTTCTGGGCGCTCGCGAGAAAGTTCTTGAAGAGGCTCATTTGGTTTTCCTTTTCCTTTTGCAGGCTTCCGGCCTGCACGGTTTGCATTCATGCGCCGCACAGCGCATGGGTAGTCGGCCGGACCCGTAGATCCGGCTGTCTGTTAGCTGCGACTTAGGAGCAGCCCGTGGTCGTGCCGCACGACTCGCACTTCAAGCAGGTGCCGTTGCGCACCATCTGGAAGCTGGAGCAGGTGGCGCAAGAGTCGCCCGTGTAACCGGACTGCCTTGCGACCGTCCGTTGGTCCGGCAGTGCCGACTTGACCTTTGCGATGACCTTCTCCAGGGCAGCGTCAGACGCATCAGCCACGTTGACCGTGACCTGGTTGCTGACGTTGACCACCGGCATCTGAACCACGCCCACCGAGGTGTTCTCGCTCTCGTCGGGGGTGACGTGAGCCAGATCATCGCGGCCGATGTAGTTGATGCCGATGTCGCGCCAGACGAAGTCGATGATCGACGATGCGTTCTTGATCCGCTCGTGCGACTGGACGAAGCCAGCCGGCTCGAACTTGAAGAACGTGAATGCGTCGACATACTCCTCGACCGGCACGCCATACTGGAGTCCGATGCTGACGGCGATGGCGTAGGCGTTCATCATCGACCGGAAGGCTGCGCCCTCCTTGTGCATGTCGATGAAGATCTCACCGAGCCGACCATCCGGGTACTGCCCGGTGCGGAGGTAGACCTTGTGACCTGCCACGACGGACTTCTGCGTGTAACCAACGCGCTTGTCCGGCATCCGCTCGCGCTTGCGCACGATCTTCTCGACGACCTTGACGACGTCCTGCTTGACCTCAACGATGGTGGGCTCGTCAACCTCGTCCTGATCGTCGATCAGAGCGGAGCTGAGCGGCTGGGAAAGCTTCGAGCCGTCGCGATAGATCGCATTGGCCTTCAGTCCCAGCTTCCACGACATCATGTAGGCCTTGCTGATGTCCTCGACCTTGGCATCGATCGGCATGTTGATCGTCTTGGAGATCGCACCGGAGATGAACGGCTGAACCGCAGCCATCATCTTGATGTGACCCTTCCAGTGGATCGATCGCGTGCCGGCCTTGCCGCAGGGGGTGGCGCAATCGAAGACCGGATAGTCTTCGACTGCCAGGTGCGGAGCACCTTCCAGCGTCATGGTCCCACAGGCGTAGAGGTCAGCCTGCTCGATCTCTGGCTCGCTGAAGCCCAACTTCTCCCAGTCCGTCAGGAAACGGATGGTGAAGGTGGAGCGCACAGCTTGCTCCGTGATCGTGAGACCAGCAGCTTCCGCCGCCTTCTCAAACGCGAGGGGTAGTTGGCCGCGGCCGGTCGCGTAGTGGATGATCTCGTCAGCCTGCTTAACGCTGTAGCCGAGAGCGCCGAGCGCTGCCGGAACCGACTGGTTGATGATCTTGAAGTAGCCACCGCCGGCCAGCTTCTTGAACTTCACCAGAGCATAGTCCGGTTCGATGCCCGTCGTGTCGCAGTCCATCACCAGGCCGATCGTCCCGGTCGGGGCGATGACCGTCGTCTGGGCGTTCCGGAAACCGTAGTTCCCACCCATACGCAGGACCTCGTCCCAGATGTCGTTTGCCTTCTGCGCCAGGCCGTCCTGATACTCGTGCTCCCAATCGAGACCTTCCGGTCGGATGGAGAGACCAGCATAGGGGACCGAGCCGCTCTTTTCGGCAGCCGCGTGATGGTTGTGCATCACCCTCATCATCGAAGCAGCGTTCTCCTCGTATTTGGGGAACGCGCCCAGAGCTTCAGCCATTTCAGCAGACGTGCGATAGGCCACTCCGGTCATGATCGCCGAGATCGATCCGGCAAAGGCGCGAGCCTCCACGGAGTCGTAGGCGATGCCAGCCGACATCAGCATGCCACCGAGGTTCGCAAAACCGAGACCGGTCGTGCGATACTCGTAGGAGAGTAGGGCGATCTCCTTCGACGGGAACTGAGCCATCGTGACCGAGATGTCGAGCATGATCTGGATCAGTCGGCAGGCGTGGATGAGGCTGTCCTCGTCGAACACGAGCGGGCCGTTGCCGTGTCGCGAGGTGAACTTCATCAGATTGGCCGAGGCCAGGTTGCACGCCGTGTCGTCTAGGAACATGTACTCCGAGCACGGGTTGGACGCGCGGATCGGGCCGCCGGCCGGGCAGGTGTGCCAGTCGTTCATGGTCGTGTTGAAGTGCAGACCGGGGTCAGCCGACTCCCAGGCGGCACGACAGATCTGATCCCAGAGGTCGCGAGCCTTGACGGTCTTCATGACCTGGCCGTCCTTGCGCGCTTTCAGATCCCAGTCCAGCCCGAGCTGAACGGCATAGAGAAAGCTGTCGGTCACTGACACCGTGTTGTTCGAGTTCTGGCCCGACACAGTCTCGTAGGCGGCCGACTGCCAATCGACGTCGAACTCGGGGAAGCTGAACTCCTCCCCCTGATCGGCGAGATCGATGACGCGCTTGATGTAGGACTCAGGCACGAAAGATCCCTTGGCGGACCGGATGGCCTGCTTCAGGTGTCCTTCGGACTTCGGGTCGGTCTTGGCGAGATAGACCTCCTGGAGCGCCCGCTTCGTTGCCTTGGAGCCGGCAACCAGAGCGGCGACCTTCTTCTCCTCCTCGACCTTCCAGCCGACGAACTCCTCGACATCCGGGTGATCGATATCGACGACGACCATCTTGGCCGCGCGCCGCGTCGTGCCGCCCGACTTGATCGCGCCGGCTGCCCGGTCACCGATCTTGAGGAAAGACATCATGCCCGAGGACGTGCCGCCGCCCGACAGCTTTTCGCCCTTGCCACGCAGGTGCGAGAAGTTGGTGCCGGTGCCGGAACCGTACTTGAACAGGCGAGCCTCGCGGACCCAGAGGTCCATGATGCCGCCTTCCTTGATCAGGTTGTCGCCGATCGACTGGATGAAGCAGGCATGGGGCTGCGGACGCTCGTAGGCCGAAGACGACGGGACGAGAGCCTCTTGGCCTTTCTCGCTGTCGTCGACGTAGAAGTGACCCTGGGCCGGACCGTCGATGCCGTATGCCCAATGCAGACCGGTGTTGAACCACTGCGGAGAGTTGGGTGCGAACATCTGGGACGCGAGCATGAAGCGCATCTCGTCGAAGAAGGCGAGAGCGTTCGACTCGGCGTCCTCATTGAGGTCGGCCATGGTCACGTACATGCTCATGGTGCCGGGCTTGAAGTAGCCGTGCTTCCAGCCCCAATAGGTCCAGCAGCCGGCGAGACGGTCGAACACCTGCTGCGCCGAGACCTCGGACGTCAGGTATTTGTCTGCTTCGGTAGTCGGATAGGGCTCACCGACACTGCGTTGTAGCCAGCGGGGAACACCTTCCTCCTCGACCTTCAGCAGGGTCTTCGGCACGCCGGCCTTGCGAAAGTACTTTTGTGCCAGCACATCGACCGCAACCTGCGACCAACCCTCGGGCACCTGGATGCCTTCCAGCTTGAAGACCACGGAGCCGTCCGTGTTCTTGATCTCGCTGGTGGCATTGCGCCAGCTGATCATGGCGTAGGGCGAGACGCCGGCCTTCGTGTATCGTCGTTCAATTCTCATTCACAGTCACTCGTCTTTCGGGAGGAAAACGCAGTAGGGCCAGTCTGGCGGGAGCGGGTCGTAATCGGACGTCGGCTTTGACGGCGGCGCCCAGGTGTCGATGCGATAGATGTTGCCGACAGCAGTCTTGAAAACGTTCGGCGCGATCTCCTCCACCACCTTGGCGGTGTAGATGAACCAGCCGTCGCGATAGCGGCCGGTGGTGTCTCCATGGATCGTGCCACGCAGCGAGAAGCCGCCGGACGGGATGGAGACACGCTGAGCCTTGTTCAGCGTGCCGCGGACCTGCATCACCCGCCCCGCTTCGTGGATCGGTAGGGGTAGGTCTTCGAGGAGGTGACGCGCTGTTCGATCTTCCTCGGGACCGGCTTGACCGGATACTTTCCCAGCTCCTTGAGCAGGGCGTCGATCGCGGACGAGTTGGCTTCGTCGCGGGGATCGAGAGCATTCAGCTTGTCGACGATCCCGTTCACGGCAGCCGCTTCGGCCTTCGTGAGGCAGCGGGAGGCGTGAATGGCGTTGCCGATCGACTGGTAGGTGTGCTTCGGCTTCCTGTTCCCCGCATTCGACTGCTGCTGCACGAGATTGGCGAACGCTCGCAACATCCCGTCCTCGGTGCTTCTGACTTCCATGGTCTTGTCTTCTCCTGTTTGCATTCAAGCAAGCTTCACGACATGTCTCTGATGCGTCGTCTAATCTGTTGTCGTGCGTAGTTGGACGAGTAGGGGGTCCGCGGGGACACGGCGACCGGCACCGACATCCAAATTCCCCTGACTCGAAACTCTATGAGGTGGTGCTTCTTGTCGCGGCCGAATGTGAAGGCTTCGATCTCCCCCGCATCCTTCAGCTCCTCAGCGACCTTCTTCACCTCTCGAACGTGATTGCGCATCCTGCTTGCCCCGCTTTGGAAATGGCCTCGACTGCCACTTCTTCTTGCGCCGAGGCTGCTCAGGTGCCTCCACGTCGGGGTCACCTTTGGCCAGCATTCGACGTCGAAATTCTTCGGTGTCTCTCGCTATCCGCTTGGTGCGGGCGATCTCTTGCACGTCACCGCGCGTCAGCTCCTCGCGGGAGCCGAACGTTTTCTTCGCGTGACAATCTGTGTGCTTTGCAAAGATGAACTCCGGATCGTTCGATCGCGGGGTCACGTCCTTGGCTTCAGCGTCCCAGCACCGCAGTTGGATGGCGGGGACGTGGTCGAATTGGGTGTCGTCGAGCTTGCCCAGCCGCTGACCGCATTGGGTGCAGAGGCTGTGCTGTCTGATCACCACCTCAAGCTTCACGGTGACCGGGATGGCCTTCCGGAAGCCTGTAGGAGGGGCAAGATCGAGGACGCTGGTCATTTGCTTTTCCTATTTGCATTCAAGCAAAAGGTCAAGCAAATGTTTTAGGGTTCCGGCAGTGGCAGCGGCACTCTGCCGAGGCAGCCGTCAGGTGTGGGTAGACCTTCGATCCAGCCGTTCTCACGAGCGCAGCCGTAGCTTTTCGGGCAGCCCTCGGGAGGGCAGTGCTTGCTGTCGTCCCTGTGGCAGAGCCAGATCGTCCAATCGTCTGCTTCAGCCATCGCGGCGATCCGGGTCGAGGTAGAGCCGATACTCCAGACCTTCGCGGTGCCACTGACCGTCGCACACGGGGATGACCTGGTTCGCGGCGAGGAAGTCCTCGTCGGTCATGTCCTCGTATTCGTACAGCTCGCGCAGCTCCTTGGCGGACACCAGGTCGCTGGTCCATTCCAACTCGGAATTGCCGACCTTGATCCTGGCCATGTCCGTCAGGCTGTTCTCGACCTGGGAGATGGCGTGGCGCAGGTCTGCAATCTCCGACAGGAGCAGGGCGGCATTGTTCGGTCCGCCATTTGGGTGGGCGCTCAGGAAACCGAAGCGATCGACCTTGCCCTTGGCTCTCAGGACTCTGCCGATGACCTCGACGACCTCGCCGGCCTCTTCGCCGAGACGGTCTGCCTTGCCTTGAGGCGTGGTGGGTAGGAGGTGCGGGTTCATGCCTTCGCCACCTTCAGCGCTGCTGCAACCCTGGCCTCGACCATGGCGCCGATCTCGTTGTCGAACAGCGCGTTGACCTTGGACGTCAGCTTGCGATCGATCGCGTCCATGGCTTTGGTCTGGAAGCCGGAGAAGATGCGCTCGACCGTCTCGTTGACCAACTGCTCGCCGCGGAGGGCATGCGCCTTCAGAAGCTCGCTGACCTGGGTCTGAACGGCATCATCCAGCCTCTTCTTCGCCTCGGGCTTGAGGGTGTAGGAGTCACCGCGCCAGGCGTCTTTCTTGACGTTGACCAAGGCGGCCTCGAACATCTTCTCGAAGCGAGCCTTGAAGGTCTCGTTCTCCTTGACCAGGTCGATCAGGGTGTTGGCCTCGCCGCCGAAGACGGCCTGGATGACCTTCAGAACGTCCTTGTTGATGTAGTTTTCGAACAGCCGGCGGCAGATCTCGGCGATGACCGCCTGCTGCAGGTCCAGCTTGGCTTCCTCCGAGGCGAACAGCGCAGAGACGGCGCCGGCATCAAGTTTCAGTGCAACGGTCATTTCAGTGCCTTCATATCGATCTTGAGGGTGATGAGATTGTTGCCCATCAGATAGGCCAGCAGCCGCATCGCTGGGATACGGCGCACCTTGTGGCCGGTGTCGGGATTGACGTTCACGATCTCGCTCCGAGGGAACTTGGGCGGAGCCTTCCATCCCTTCGGAGTCGTGATCAGGATTGCCGCATCTTCGGTCGGCCACTTGCGCTGTGTGTGGAAGTTGATGTTCTCCACGCAGCGCCGGGCAAGGTCGTCAGCGGCTGTCATGCCGCCTCCTGCCTGGGAAAGCGCGCCGTCAGCTCCGCCTTGACGCGGTCGATGACGCGGCGAGAGAAGATGTCAGGATGGCGCGGATCGGTGATGAAGCCGTCCGTCAGCTCGAAATCCTCAACCTCGGTGTGAGGGTTGTTCGCATGCCACATGCCGTAATAGTTCCGGATCGACATCGAGGCGAACAGCAGACACCCGGCGTTCTCGGGGACGTCAACCTTCGGAGCGAACGGCATCTGCCTGTCTCCGATCGGCGGAAAGCGCCAGCTCCACGGATCGAGCCAGCGGTTAACGGCGACTGGATCAGAGCTGACGCGCTTGAGGACGTCGGCTACAACCCCATCCTCATCGAGGTAGGAGCCAAACCAGACCTCTTTCTGCGGCTTCTCGTTTTTGCCGAGACCACGCATCAGGTTCGAAAGTTTCAGAAGGCTTGCCAATAGCATCATGCGACCTCTTGGTTCTGCCGCTCGTCGTTGTCGTTGGCGGCGTCTTTGTAGTTGGACTGGGCCCTGGCTTCCTTCAGCAGCTCGTCCAGGTCGAGCCCGGGGATGATGACCGAGGCGACGATCTCCATCGCCCGATCGAAGTAGATCTTGAACTCCTCCTCTGGCATCGCATGGTAAGCGGTCGAGGAGGGGACGTAGATGAACTCGCCCTCGGTGGTGAGGATCGGTTCCGTCACGTTGCAGGCCAGCAGCAACGTCTTGTGGAGCGCGTCCTCGGTCGAGAACTTGTCCGTGTTGTTGACGATGATTCGCAGACTGACCCGATACAGGCGATGCCGCGGTCCGCTGCGGGGCTGGGCGAGCTGGATCCGGAGAGGAACATTCTCCGGGAAGCGCTCCAGCATTTCGACGTCGTAGCCGGCATGCGGCACAAGAACTGCGCCGATGCCGTCCAGGAACGCCTTTCTGAATAGCATCCACTTGTCTTTGGATTTGTTGCTCTTGCTCATGGGGCCTCAGATCAGGGGGAGTTGACGGTGCTTCGGCTTCTTCTTGGCCGCCGGCAGCTGCGGCGCTTCCTTGGCCAGCTCACCGAGGTCCATGATGTGATCGCGGCAGGCATTCGCCAGCGCGTCGACCTGCTTCTGGCTCAGCTCGTACTGCTCCCGGTGGGCGGTTTCTTCCGTCCACCAGGCGCGCAGTGAGCTGGCGCTCGTGGCGTATTTGATCGCCGCAAGCGCCATCTCCATGTAGGCGTCAGCTCGGGTCATGCTTGCCGAGGAATCTGGCTGCCTGCTGATAGAACTCCATCCAGTCACTCTTGAACGTCGTGTTCTGGTTGGACTTCAGGAAGTTGCGATGGAGCTTCTTCGCCAGCTCCACCGCCTCGGGATCGAACCTGTCAGCCATTCGCGGCCTCCTTGGTCTTGGCCGGCTTGGACCAGCCCAGATCCTTCAGACGCTGCGTTGCGAAGGACCTCAGCTCGGCGACCTCGTCCTTGGACATCTCGGCCATCGTGTCCTTGATGTCCTTGCTGTTCATGAGGTCCGTGACTTCCTTGATCGACTTGCAGTTCCGGATATCCGTCTCCGCCCTGATGATCATTTCCTCGAGTCGACTGGGGGCCGGCTGATCACCGCCATCATTGTCACGACGGTTGTCATTGCTGGCCTGATCGCGCTGGTCGTCACGACGGTTGTCGTCGCGTCGATCGTCACGCCGGTTGTCACGGTCATCACGGTCGTCGCTGCGGGGCGCGGTCTTGAAGTCGTCAGCTTCCTCGGACGAGTAGGCGTCACCGTGCAGATCAGCGAGCTTTAGGATCACGCGATCCTTGGCACGCTTCTCGGCCATGGCGTAGGGGTAGGCCGCCTGGGAGCCGCTGACGATGTAGTTGCCGAAGCAGCCGTCCTTCGGCTCCTTGATCGCCTTGCCCCAGTTGTTCTTGCGACCGGTATCGACCAGCTGGGTGATCTTGGCTTCGCCGATCGACCACTCCATCTTGTCGTTGACGCTGCCGAACACGATGATCACAGCCTCATCCGCTTCCGCTCGGATGATCTGAGGCTTGTCATAGCGGATGCCCATCGCAGCGCCGAGGCGCTCGACGTCCTTGTGCTTGACGACTGGAGTTCCCTGGACCTCCCAGATCGCGTCCTTGTCGATGTCGACCTTGTGCTTCTCGAAGACGTCGTAGATCTTGTCGAGCCGGGCGCGATTGTTGCCGTTGTTGTTCTGTCGGGCCATTCTTGCCTCCGATTATGCCGCTTCTTCAGCGGCGGGTTTGTCGTTGCTATTCGCGGGTTTCTTGCGGGATGCCCGGGTCTTGGTTGCCGGTTCTTTTGCCGGTTCCTCTTCCGGTGCCTGCGGCTTGTTGGCGGCCTCGGCGACAGCCTCCTTGATCGCCTCCTCGTCGAACTTGATCAGCTGCTTGCCGTCCTTCGACAGGTTGATGGCGATGCCCTTACCGGCAGCCGACTTGGCGTCGGCCGGGAAGAGTTTCTTGATCGCCTTCTTGGCCTTGTCGTGCTTCTCGACAGCCGGCTTGGTGCTGAGCAGCGTGAAGGCCAGGTCGCACCACTCGTTGTTGGTGCTCATGTCGTGGATCTTGATGCGCTCGGCGATCGGGATGTCGATCTGCGGTGCGCCAGGCACGCGGCCGGTCTCGACGCAGTCCCAGAAGTCCTTCTCGGCTTCCAGCAGCGCGAGCTGATAGAACAGGTCGGCCTCGACTTCGAGGATGACGTGCTGAGCGGCGCCAGTCAGGATCGACAGGTATCCCTTCGGCAGATCCGTCACCATCATGTTGTGCTGGACCTGCGGGAAATACTTCTCGTACGCCTCCTGCTTATTGAAGCCGAAGGGGAACATGAACTTGAACTCGACGATGGCGATCGGGTCCGCGTCCTCAGACTTGCGCACCAAACCATCGAGCGTGGTGTGGGCCTTGTCCCAGGCGTAGTAGTGGACCTTCTTCTGCTCGTCGGTGACGACCAGATCCATCTCGTCCTCGAACAGGTCGGCGTTCAGAGGCTCGGTCAGGTTGCCGAGGTTGATCAGGATCACCTCGTCGAGGTTCTCCGGGACCATCTCGCCGCGCTTCTCCAGCCAGAGACGCTCGATCGCGTCCTGATCACCAGACATGATGATCTTGGCATCAGATCCGCCGATCGACTTCATGCGTGCGGCGCGAGCCTCTTCGCTCATGCCGATGTGTCCAGTACGCTTCCTCATGGTGCAAATCCTTGCATTTGAACAAATGGTTAGACGTAGTTACGCCAGATGGCCTTGTCGCCGAGGGTGTCGACGAATGCCCTGTGAGCGGCGCGATCCTCGTTGGTTACGCGGCTCTGCAGCGGGACTGGCCGCTGCAAAGTCTTTGGTGCATCGAAGACCTCCTGCTCAGTGAGGGGGTCGAGCGACATGCCGAATTGCCGGCCGCCGCGCAGCTCGACGTAGACCTGGGCCAGAAGCTCGGAGTCCAGAAGGGCTCCATGCGTCGTTCTTCTCGACGAGTCGATATCGTAGACAGAGCACAGAGCATCGAGGGTGTGCCGTCGCCGTGGATGGACGGCCTTCGCGATCTCCAGCGTGTCTATGACCTCGTTCTCGAGTGGACGAATGTCGAGCCTGTCCAGCTCTTCATTGATCATCCCGATGTCGAACGCCGCGTTGTGGGCGACCAGGGTGGCTCCTTCGATGAAGCTCAGGAACCGGTTGTGGATGCGCTTGAACGTCGGCTTCGTGCGCAGGAACACGTCGCTGAGGCCGTGGACCTTGTAGGCTTCCCTATGAACCGGACGCAGCGGGTTGCAGTACTGGTGGAACGTACGACCGGTCTGGATCATGTCGACCATCTCGACACACCCGATCTCGCAGATCCGATCGAGTTTTCGATCGAGCCCGGTCGTTTCTGTGTCGAGAATGATTTCCCTCATCGGCGGATAGGTCTCCTGTTGAACGGGTCGATCCCGTCCTCACGCATCTGAACGTTGAGCTGGTCATGCACCCGGTCCAGGACGGCCTCGGATGCGGCGAGATAGGCTGAGCGCGTCAGGTCGATTTCGTGCGGCGAAGCCCCCGCAAGGACCGCCGCCTGAAACCGCGCCAGGGTGGAGGTCTGAACATGCAGAGCGGAATGCATGCTCAGGTACGCCTCGACGCCTTCGGGACTACGCTGCGTCACGGAGCCAGGTCTTCCGGAAGGAGATGCCTGTGCGATCCTCGAACCGGCGCAGCAGGGCGGTCACTTCGTCCGCGGTGAACTTGGTGTAGAGGCCGTCGAGAGAGGGCGCCTGGTCCTTAAAGAAGGCCGATGACGGCTTCTCGATCGGATAGATGTCCTCGAACTGCACCAGCATCAGGACGGTGTCGTTGCCGGCGATGCGGATGGTGTGCAGGTCGTCAGCCTGGAGGTAATAGGACTCGCCGTTGGTGAAGCGAGCGCGGTGAGCCTCGTACAGGCATTCCTCACCGGCAAAGGTGAAGCCGTCGCCGCCGTTCAGGGGCGTGCGATACTCGAACCAGTTGAACATCTGACCCTTGGTCAGGTCGTCGGTACGGCGGAACGTGACGTTCTCGACCGCGCCTGCCGCGACGTAGGTCTCGAAGTCGTACCGGTGGTCGTGCGGAGCGATGACTTCCGGCAGTTTGTTGATGTCGCCATCGAAGAAGTACAGCTTGACCGTCTCCGTCTCCGAGCGCTGGAGGCAGAGATAGTGGAAGCCCTTGACGTGCAGGTCCTTGAACGAGTGCTCGACGACGTGGTCGATGTCGAGTCTGGCAGGCAACGGAAGGCCGTTCATTGGTAAACCTCTTTGAAGGTGATGCCATCCCCGGGGATGATGCCCAGGGTCTTCCTCAGACCGGTCGTGATGAAACCGACCGTCCTCGTGCGGATGTCGTAGGAGACCTGCCGATCCCGGCTGCGCGGGTTTGTGGGTCGGTAGATCTTGTGGACCAGCTCCGAGTCGCCACCTCGGGCGAGAGCGACTGCTGCCTTGGTCAGTCGCTCGGGGATGCGAGCGCTCACGCAGAAGCGCATCCAGGCCAAGACGCCGAGAGCGCGATCGATGTCATCCCGCTGGGGAAGGACCTTCGCGCTACCGTCGAATGGCTTCATGGCGCTGAGCAGACGGATCTTCTCGATCTCGATCAGCTCGGCGCGCGTCATGCCGACCATGTTCCAGCCACCAGACCGGTTGCCGGACGTGAGCCAGCGACGCTCCTGGTCAGGCGTCTTCTCGATGACCTCAATGGCCTCGACAAGCAGCTGCCAGATAACGTCGGAGTGGCGGGCCTGACCGCCTCTCAGGGCCACAGCCAGCTCGCCACCATGGGCGAGCCAGCCGAGAGCCAGTGTGCGATCCTCAAGCCGTGACGAGATTGTCATTCCGGATTTCCGAGACCGTGGGTTGGCCACCGGACGTCCGGCGACGGGTTGCGCGGTATTCGAAGAGGCTTGCGCCGACACGAAGCTGCGTCAGGTGAAGCAGCCCGTCCTTGGCGTCGCGGAGGACGCGGTCGGCAACGAAGTTGAGCGCTTGAAGGCGGGAGCGCTCGGCGGACCTGAGGATGTCCTCGGCCGGCACCTTGATCTGGCGGTCGTACTGGAGGTCACCCTGCCAGTAGACCAGGACATCGCCATTGGCGGCGTCCTTGATCCAGTCGTAGTACTCAGCGAGAGCGCCCGGGCCGACTTCCAGTACGGTTCTTGCCATGTCAGCCCACCAGGTCCTTCAGGAGCTTCGCGTGGATCTCGACGACGGTCGTGAGACCCTCGACGATGCGGCCGAACTGGGCGACGGCCTCGACCTTGTCCTCGGGGGACAGCTCGGCCTCGTCCGACAGCTCGAAGTCCGGATCGAACACGACCTCGAACTCGTCGTCTTCGCCGTCGTCCTCGTCGTCGAGGAGATCGGACGCCGGACCTTCGCCGAGGCACATGCCGGGCGGGCAGTCGCACAGCGGCGGCTCTTCGCCGAACACGCTGAGAACTGTCATGAGAGCGATCAGGTCGATCGGCATCCCGGACTGAGCCAGGGCTTCACCGATCTGCTGATCGTCCAGGGAATTGCGGGTTGTCATCAAGGCTCCGTTTGCAGTCGTGCAAATTGAAAGGTGTGAAAAAGGGGCGCCCCAGCACGCACAACCAATGGGGCGCCCCTCGATATTCCCCGCTCAACGGGGAAGCTCAGATGAACTGACCAGTCCGGAGACGGGTCAGGACGTCATCGCCTTTGCAGTCGTCAAAAGGGGATGTCGTCATCCATGTCGTTGTTGCGACCGCCGCTGTTGCCGCCGCCGTTGCCGCCGCGGCTGCTGCCACGGTCATCACGGTCATCACGGCCACGGCTGCCACCACGGCTTGCGCCACGATCATCGCCGCCACGGTCGTCGTCACGGGAGTTACCGCGGCTCGACGAATTGCCCGAGGAGCGGCTGTTGCTGCTGCCACGGTCATCCTTGCCGCCGCGGTCATCGCGGTCACGGCTGTTGCCGCTGCTGCGGGAGCTGCCACGGTCGCCGCCACGATCGTTCTTGTTGTCGTTGTCGAACGACAGCTTCATCAGCGCGTCGATCGGAGCGAAGGCGGGGATCACGATCTCGGTGGCGTAGCGATCCTTGCCGTCCTGGTCTTCCCACTTGCGGGTCTGGATCTTACCCTCGATGCGGACCAGGTCGCCCTTCTTGCAGTAGTCCTCGACGAACTTGATCGTGTTCTCGTTCCAGACCACGATGTTGTGCCACTCGGTCTTTTCCTGCTTCTCGCCGGTCCGCTTGTCCTTCCAGGTCTCGCTGGTAGCGACGCTGAAGTTGGCGACTGAGCTGCCGTTGCTCAGGTTCTTAACTTCGGGGTCTTTGCCGAGCCGTCCGATCAGCTCAACCTTGTTCAAACTTGATGCCATTGGTCTCTCCTTCTGTGGTTTGCATTATCAG